TTATGCAATAGGTGGTAAATCAAAACTATTAGATAGAATTAACACATTACAATCTATTAACATAGTTTATACTAACATAAGTAAAAATATTGAATTTGAACAAAGAAATTATAGTTATGCAAAAGATAAGTTTAATAACACATTAGAAACACCTATTGACGCGAATAATCACACTATTGACGCTATTGCATATATCGTACAAGATTTGTTTAATAAAGGTATAATTAAAATAATTTAAAAATAATTTAAAATAAACTTGCATTATTAAAAAATAAAGTTATATATTTGTACCAATTAATCAGGTTTAACGTCGAGATGACAGGAAACAAAACACAAAGAAGGGAAGAATAGCACCGACGTACTAAGTATATCGGTGCTAAATCTATTTATATATATGGGATTTAACTTTAATATTTCTTTTGGAAACAATCAACTGCCTAACGATATCGTAAGAAATTCTGATGGCTCATTTTGGTACGGTATAAAAGATTTTTTCTCTTCAAAAGATACAAAAGGATTTAAAAACTATCAACAAAAACTAGAAACTGCATTATCTAATCCAGCAGTTTTAAAAGTACTTTCTTACAGAGCTGATTTATACAGTCAAATTAAATTTAATTCATATGTTAATGATAAGGAAGTATTAAAAGACTTTCTTTATTCAGAAGCTAAACAACCAAACCCAATGGAAACATGGGTTGACTTTCATTGGAACGTTTCTTTTTGGCGTGACTTAGGCACTGCATATATTTATAAACAAAATGACATAATGTATTGTTTAAATCCATCATACATGGAAATAAGCAAAGAACAACTAAAAGAAATAAACAAGTATAGGTTTTCAGGAAGAACCGCTAAGAACGCAAAAAAAGGCAAGTTTAAAGCTAAATTCAACTGTGATGCTGATTGGCAAATATTAGACTTAGAGAATTTATATGTTTTAGCTGATTTGTCTACTTCAGTAGCTGGTGAATGGCTAGGTAGTAATAGTCGATTAGATGCACTATATCAAGTAGTAAAGAATAGTGAATTAAGTTTAACTGCTAAAAATAGAAACTTATTTTATACTACTAAGTTTAGCGTAAGCGGTCAACATGATTCAAACGATCAATTTAGTACTCCAATGGGTACTGCTGAACAACAAAGTATTGAAAAAGGATTAGAAGGTAATAGAGAAATTTACGCTAATAAATCTAAAATTGATGTTAAGCAGTTAGTAACTAACTTAGCTAGTTTAAAGCTAGATGAAAGTTTCTTATCTGATTTAGCTATTATTGGAAATATGTATGGTTTAGGTAAAGACTTACTAGATATTATAGCAAAAGGATCAACTTACGAAAACAAAGAAAAGTCATTAGGTGCTTTTATTGATTACTCAATGATGCCAAAAGTACAACAACATTCAGACCTTTACGAGGTTTTATATGATAAAGAAGATATTAGAGGTTCTTTCAAACATTTGCCATTTAACGCAATATTTGAAGCGGAAAAGAAACTAAATAGAAAGACTGAGCTAGAAAGTTTAAAACTAGCTTTTGATATGGGATATGATGTAAAAGATTTAATTAAAAACGTTTACGATGAGTATTAAAGAGATAACTAAGCAATTAGATAAAAAAGATATTTCTAATGAGTTAAGAAAAGCACTAGAGAAAAGAAAAGATATTTTGTTAAATGATAAAATGGTAAAGAAATGATAAAATGCGATGTATTAAATAAAGAGTTCGCTAATAAAGAAGAAATGTTTTCTGATTTAAGAAAGTATAAAAAAGAGATTTTAGACTTTAAAACCTCACAAATATACAAGAGTTGCGAAAAAGACAATAGTATCTACACTAGACCTATTGACATTTCAAAATATTCAGAAACTAACAAAGGTATTGAAGGCGATTCTAATTTTTATTACGTTGCAGTTAATTCAACAGGTATTTTAGATAGCCATAAAGACTTACACGTTAACGGTATTTGGAATAAATCGGTTAAAGAGCGTCAAGGAAAAAACTATTTAGTTTTAGATCACAAAATGGAAGTTGGTAATACAGTTGTGAAGAAAGAATATGTTGAAATGTTTACAATGGAATTACCGTTTAACGCAGTTGGAAAAGATTATGATGGCTTAGGTGAGTTTTTAATATATAAATTCCCTAAAGACAAAGTTATTAATTCAGTAGCTAAAGAGTGGTTAGAAAGCGGTGACGCAATTGAAAGTTCAGTAAGGATGCAATATGTTAAAGTGTCTTTAGCAATGAATAGCACAAGTAAAGAAGATGCAGAAGAAAAAAGCAATTACGATACAAATATTAGTAACGTAGCGAATAAATCAGACTTTGAAGAAATAGATTATTTCTTTGTAGTAAAAGAAGCTAAAAATGTAGGCGAAAGTAGTTTAGTTTTAGCTGGTAGTAATCATGTAACAGGAATAGTTCCAATAGAAGAAAAACAAGCCGAGAAATCACTTGAGAATAACGAGCCGTCAGATGACACTCAACCAGAAACGAGAAGAAAAAGTATAATTTAAAAAATTAAAACAAATGTTTATTTACAAAAAAACAGAAGAGTTAGAAGCGTTGACTGCTGAGCAGTTAGATGCGTACAAAGTTGAGTTAAAAGCTCACGAAACAAGCGAACTGAATAAATCAATTTCAGAGGCTACACAAAAAGCGATTAACGACGCAAAAGAAACATTAAAAACTTTCTTAGCTACTGAGGTTTCAAATCAGTTATTAGAGCAAGGACAAGCAGACAAATCAGAAAAAGAAGGTCAATTTGTTGCATTTGCAAAGAAAAATTCTACGGAATTTGAAGAAAGTAATAAGTATTACAGAGCTGATATGACAATTAAGGCAGCTGCTTTAATGACAACTGCAAACGTTTTGCCTAATGTTGCTGGAGGTTTTTCTCCTTTATTTGGTAATTATATTGATACAGAAATTGGTCATACTCCAAAACCTGATAATATTATCTTACCATTAATTACAGTTAAAAACCAACCGGGTACAGAATCAATTTGGTATTCTGACAGAGTTAACGAAGATGGTGACGCTGAATTTATTGCAGAGGGAGCTTTAAAACCTTTGGCAGATGCAGACTATCAAACATCTAAAGCGCCAGTTAAAGAAGTAGCTGTAAGATGGAAGTTTACTAAAAGATTAATGGCTCATGCTCCTAGTGTTGTAGTTGACTTTGCAGAACACGCTAATGAATTAGTTGAGCAAAAAATTGACGATCAATTATTAAATGGTACTGGAGTTGGTAACAACTTAACAGGATTAGAAACTATTGCAAGTGCGTTTATCGTTCCTACTCAATTAGCTGGGTATTATGCAGACGCAAATATTTATGATGCAATTATGGCAATTGCAACGCAAGTAAGATTAGCAAACTTTAAAGGTAGTTTAACAACTGTTTTAAACACTGTTTGGATGGCTAAAATGAAGGGCATCAAAAATGTTGATGGTGATTATATAATCCCTCCTTTTGTTTCTCCTGATGGTACAATGGTTGGTGATGTAAAAGTTGTTTTCTCAAACAAAATTCCTGATACTGATATTTTAGTTGGTGACTTGAAAAAATTCAACTTGGTAATGGCAGAAAACATTACTTATGATGAAGGTTATGAAAATGATGATTTCTCTAAAAACTTAGTATCTAAAAAACTAGAGGCTTTCATGGGTACTTATATTAAATCATCTGACGCTGGAGCAATTGTTTATGATGCTATTGCTGATGTATTAACAGATATTGAAGTAGTTACACCTTAATAATAAATTATAAACCTTAAATATAAATAAAATGGCAGATGTTAAAAAAAACGAAGTAGCATCCTTTGACGCAAAGGCAATGTTATTAGAAAACGCTGAGAAAGGAACAAAAATCCGTTACTCAGATAGAAAGAAAGTAGAAATTGTAAAAGCTACAAAACACTATAAAGTTGGGATGATTGTTAACCCTCATTTAGTAAAAGGATTAGCACTTATTAAACAAGGTATTGCAAAAGAAGTAAAATAAAACTAAAAAGTAACAAATGTATATTATAGACGAAACATATTTTATTAAAAAGATTAGCATAGCAAATGTTAATCATAATACAGACGCTAAAGACGATTTAGGTTTGTCGATTGATAGATATGCACGTTTATTTTTGCAAATGACTTTAGGTTCTGTTTTGTTTGAAGAATTAGATAGTTATATCACAGATGGGGAGTTAAGCAATTTAGCTCCTCAGAAGTGGTTAAATTTAGTAAACGGATGCACTTATAATACCGATAAGGTTTGGAAGGGTTTGAAAGTAGAAGATGGTTTATATAAATCGTCAATATTAGCTGAATTTGTATATGTTAACCATTATCAAAATAGTATTAATACTTCTTTAGGTCAGATAGCTATCGAGCCTAAAAACGGTTTAAATATTAATTCAACAAGTCATTTAGTTGACATTTGGAATGATTTTGTTAATATGTATCAAGGTAGCACAAGCCATAACGCTAAATCTTATTTTAATAATGGTGTTTTATTTACTGATTACTATGCTGGTAATAATTCAAATTATGTAAATTACTTACAATTTTTACTAGATAATAAAGAAGATTATCCAACTATATCAGCTGATTATTTAGCTTATAAAAACTCTTTAGGAATATGATAATCGGAATGTGTTTAAAAGAGATATTCAAAGAACAAACTATTTTAGTTGATGGTTTTGATGTTGCTTTGCAGTTTCATTTTGGGGATCAGAAAGAGTTAAACCGTTGGATAGCTAGTAAAGACTTATATGGTAAGGCAAAATATCCTTTGGTTTGGTATGTTACCAATACGGTAGAAACCGAACCGCAAAACTTATTAAAGTCAAACAGTCAGTTAATTATAATGTACTTAACAAAATCTGAGTACATGAATGACACAAGGTTTGAAGTAAGTTATTTGAAGTATATTGAGCCTACTTATGAAAAGATTTGTAAGTTATTAAATGAAAATACTAACGTTCTAAATAATTCAAGTAAAAACGGTTTTTTACCTTACAAAGATGAGCCAAATTTCGGAGTTGAAACAAACGAACCTAACTCTGCAAATAGCGATTTTAAAAAAACAACGTCAAAAGGTACTAAATCAATTACATTAGACATTGTTGACGCAAGGGTTATGAGTTTAAATATAGGAGGATATGCTAAATGTATAATTAATAAATAAAAATAAAATGATAGAAATAAACGCATTTGGCAACTGCCAAGCATCAATTGAGGGCGTAGGTTTAGGTTCTTGTTATTTAAAGACTTTTGGGCAACTAAAGGGATTTACTAATAATGTAATTGGAGCTAAATTTTCAGTTACTCCAACAGAAGCATTGTATAGAACAATGATAACAGAAGGTAAACTTTATAGTTTTACCAATAGACTAAGTGCAGAGGTTGTAACTCCTGACAATGTATATTTTGAAAGTTCAGACAAGTTAAAGATTAAAACACACGACGGAATCCCTGAATTTAATATTACATTTTCTAAAGGACCAGGCTTTTACACAAAAGCAAAAAGTCATGAAGGAAATAATATTTGGGAACATAATTTCTTATATGAAAAAGGAATTTTATTAGCTCAATCTTTAGATGGGTTAAGTGTTCAAGGTTTCAGAAGTCAAATGTTTGATGTTGCACCTTATAAAGGTCAGTCAGGAACAGATACACCAGAAGAAACAATGATTACTATCCAATTAAGAGAATCAGACACTTTTAATACTAAATGGGCGTTCTATACATGGGAAGATTTAGGATTTAATGCTTTAGACATTGAAAGTGCTATTGAAAGTGAAATCAGTTATGTTACTGCTCCAGTTGCTGGAAGCTCTTTGACTGTATCGGTTGTAGATAAGTACAACAAATCTGTAAATTATTCTGCTCTATTTGATGGAGTTACTGATTTCAAAGTATTAGTAAATGGTGTTGAAAATGTAGTAACGGCAGTTACTGCAACAGATGAACAAGCAATTTTAACTTTGACAGATGCTTTAGTTTCTACGGATGTAGTGAAAACTTCATTAAATGGAACTATTGCAGATGATGAATTGAAATATTACAAATCTAACACTGTTACTGCTACTTTAGCATAATAATTTAGAATTAATAATTATTAAAGCCTCTCCCTGAGATAATAGAGAGAGGCTTTTTTATAAAACAAAATCAAATGAAAATATTTAATACAAGCATAAGAACTGAGCCGTTAATGAGTGAAGAAAAACTAACTGAGTTAATAGTTATGTTATACCCTCGTAAAGCCTTAAAAGATATTAAAGCAGAAATTAAAAAAACTAAATTGTATCCAAATGTTCAAAAAACAACTAATAAAAGCAAGGCAGGAAAAAGCGAACCTAAACCAAACGTTGGGTATGCTAATGATATTCAATAGTGAAAAGATAGTTGAAGGAATACGAACTCGCTGGCTATTTGGTAAAGATCCAAACGGTGGTAATATTGGGGATTATAGAAGTAATGAGTATGAAGCGTTTAAAGTGAGTATAAATTCACGTGCTAGTGGTGGAGTTGATTTAACATTAACGGGTGCTTTAGGTAAACAACTAACAGTTAACCAACTTTCAAAAGATAAATACATTATCAAGTCAGATGACTATAAATTTGACAGAATAGCAAAAAAATACGGATTAAAGCAATTTAATTTAGACCAACAACAAACAAATGAGTTATTTGATATACTTACATATTTCGCAACTGAACAACTAATAAAAAACACATGGCTTGTATAGTTTGCGGTGGGCAATTTAATAACGATTTTAACTCTATTTTAGATAGAAAAAAGAAAATATATGAAACAACTGGGCAAGGCTATATCGTATTTAAAAAGGATGATAAATGGCAAGTTACAAGGATTGAGTACTTCAAACACCAAAAAGATATCGAATATTTCCACATATCAGAGTTTAAGGGAAGTTAACGTTCTTTTATATGAAGAAGTTACCAATACGGGAAACGTTTTATTATTAGATAAAGACTATAATGAAAACAAACAATACAAACAACACGATTTAGACTATTTAAAAGACGCATTTACTCACATTATAGATTTATTTGTAACTAAATTAGATAATAAAAAAGCCTTAAACGGACTAGCAACTGATAAAAAGAAAAACGAAATAGCTTTTAAAATAATGATGTTTCAAGAAGCTATAAAA